TCTAAGGTTACATTAGATGTAGTAGAGGGTGTGCCCCAAGTGCTTGAACCCCATGTATCTGTACCCCAACCAAAAGCTGAAGTAGAAAGCTCAGGACCAATAGTTATTTGATATTTAGCATTACCTGAACCTCCACCACCAGATGTAGAGCCTGATGCAGCAGAGGTAGTTGTAACAACATAAGCATCGTTGTTTGCAACAGAGGTAACCTCAAATTCTTTATTCATATCTAAACCATCAATTGCAGAAAAAGAATCAAAAGTTACAAAATCACCTTGTTGTGCACCATGACCTGTATCAGTGACAACTACGGATGTAGTGGCGTTAGTAGTAAATGGATTAGTCAAAGCCTGTGTTTCTCTAATAGGAGTAATATCATAGGCTACACCCTCTTCATAAACATAGAGCTTTCTATCAGTGCCAAAGGCGTTGTATCTAGTACCATCAAGAGCGATCCAAGCGTGTTGATCTCTAACCACACCTACTAATGTTGTAGAGAGAAACCTCTCCCACCCTTTTATTTTCTGGGCAGATCCTTGAAAAAATCGTACCATATCGCCATCAGTCCACTTACCTTGTCCTGTATAATCGGTAACTTCTTTATTGATACCAGGGGCAGGTCTAAAATTTATTAATGGCATAGCCTTAAAATAGTATATTTAGACTTGTTTTTCCATACTTATATTAAGAGTCTTTGTGTTCGTACCAACCAGTAACGATATTTTTAACTTGCGTTTTACTAGGTATTCCACGATGAGTATGAGTCCAGTAAGCAGGCCATATTACAGTCAATCCTTTTTTTGGTTTAATTTTTAAATTTTGATATAAAAATTCTGTTTCACCTTCATCGTCAACGGTATTTAAGTAAGTCATAAAAACCAAACATCTATCTTTATAACCTCCCTCTTCAAAATGAAAGTCTTTGTAGCCTCCATTTTTTGGATAACTTTGAATGTTGTAGCCCTCATGAGCAATATCAAATCTTTTCATGCCATTAGCGTATGTATATTTTTTTATATATTTTTCTAAAACCTTTTGTAAAGCATCTCTATATTTTCCAAAAGGTTCTAACCGATTTTGTGGGTCTATTCCTAGATCAAGCGAATCTTTAATTTTTGTATCAACAAATTGAATATCTTCTCTAGCATTATATGTGGTTCCATTTTCAGCAACCTTTATATTTTTATGAAATACCTCCATTAAGGCATCACAAATTTTTTCATCTATGAACCATGCTCCCATTAAAGAGGATAAGGGTAATTTAAATTCTTTCATCTTGTTTTTTAGCAACTAAAGACCCAACATGACCTTTAAAGGCTCTATTACCAAAGTGAGTTAAGGGCATACCTAAGTCGGCCCAGATTTCTCCACCACACTCCTGCCATAGCCTACTAAAATAATAATCCTCAGATAAATATCTTTTTTGGTCAAGAGTTTGATAAGGACCAACAGCAAAAAGGTCGTAACAATTATCTGATTTGTAAGATTGACCGTTTACAATTTGATCGGACTCGTATTTTCGCTCCGGAAACTTTTTAAACATTTTTCTAAATACCTCCCGCTTTACAAGCATCATACCTGTAGCAGCTTCATTAACTTTAAAAAAACCATTCTCCCCTTTTAAATTAGTAGGATCATCAAAATTTACATTGTATCCCAAAGCTTTAGCTTCTAAGTCATCTGGTGTTGCATTAGGATGATCTTTTAATATCTGTTTCATTTTTTCTAAATACAAATGTTTTCTAGGGTAAATACCACATGCAACATCTTTATCTGCACAAAGTAATCTTTCTATGTTCTGCCAAGTAAACCCTATATCAGCGTCAATAAATAATAAATGAGTTGCAACATAATCTTTACCATCCATCATCATAGATACGATTGTGTTACGGGCTCTGGTAATTAAACTTTCATTGCCCATTGTTTGTATTCTCATTTGAACATTTTTATCTTTTGACATGGACCACTGTTGTAATTCTAAAAGACCATGAAGAGTAGCTTCTGATAGCATTCCTCCATACATAGGCATTCCTAAAAATATCTTAAAGTTTTTATCTTTTAGTTCTTCTGGTTTAATCATCTTTTCCTTTGGTGTAACTTGGCAATCCTATCATAGGTCTCTTGTCAAACAAATTGCTGTTCTGAAAGGGTCCGTTTAAGTCATTATAATGACAAAAAACTTGACCACATTCATTTCCTTCAAACATTTCTCTCCAATGTTCTAAATGAACACCACGATAAACAAGCAAGTCTCCTGCGTTTAAATTAATTGAAACTCCTTTTTTTCCTTTTTCTCCAGTTGGTTCTAAAAAAATTGGCCAACTATCTCCTCCGAGATTTAAGGTAAAAGATATTTCACAAGAATTTCTATCTTTATGTCTTCTTAAAATATCTCCATACTTATACAGTCGTGTGTAAGTATAGGTAGGTACCAATGTTAAACCTGTTATTGATTCAAGATGAGGTTGTAATCTTATCATCATAGTGTCAATTAATACGTCGCCATAAATACTAAATGTGTTTGGAACTGTAGGATCATTAAAAGTGCCATGTATATCTTCAAAAGGAGACACTAATTTTTTTTTCAATAAATATTTCCAAGTTTCCTTTTTGTTTTTTAAATACATATATAGTAAAGAGGCTACTTCCTTCGATAGTGCCTCTGTTAAAACAATATAATTATTGTTTTGAAAATACTCTGAGGCTTGACTTGAATTTTTTATTTTTTTACTTTTCATTTTTTCTCCTTATTTAAATGGTAAACCAGTGCACCAAATTACTAAAGAGTATCTTGTGCCACTTGTAACAGGTTTAACTCTGTGCCAAACGAAAGATGGAAAAACTATTATTGATCCTTTTTTTCTTGCGTCATTTAAAGTAACAATGTTATTAACCTGTTCTTGATTTAAACCATCTCTTAAATCTATCTCAAAATCTCCACCATCATAGTCTTCTCCATCAGATAGAGAGACTGTAACAGAAATTTTTCTAACTAAACCGTCGTTAGAGTTTCTAGGTTCATGAAAAGGAGCAGGGAAAGAATCTCTGTGCCATGTATAATGCTGACTCTCTCTATATTTTGTAAATTGAAATTGTTCAGTATTCATCAATTCAAAATTCCAGTTTGATTGATTGTTTGCTTCATTAATATATGGATTTATTTCTCTTAAAATCCAAGGTTCATTAAGCCAAGCAATAGATGAGTTTCTTACATTGTGTAATTGAAACAGATCTTTTTCATTATTTGGAACTTGATCAATTCCTCCTGTCAATGCAGTTTGAGTGGTATGCATTTCACCGAATTCTATTATATGATCACATATTCTAGTTGGAAGAGCACTTTCAAAAACACTCCAATAATTTCTTAAGTTCATTTATTTTGAATAAATATACAGTTTTTATGCAAAATTAAAACAAATATTTATAATTGGTTGGGATTCTTTATTTTTTTCTATAGCAAAATCATACTCTGAATTAAAAAGTATTATTTTGTTTTCCTCTAGAGGTATAAAATAATCTTCTCTTAAATTGTTTTTACCAACGTATCGAAGAATCAAATTTGTGTCATTAACAGGTGTCAAAGTGTATAAACCTGATAATGTTGGGCTGTTATGTAAATCATAAGGATCTAAATCTGATTGAAAATTTATACTTTCATTTACTTCTTGAATTAAACAATGATGCTTTGGTTTAAATAAATTAATATTATGTTTTGCTTTTATAATATCCATAATATAATCAGTGAGCCAAGAAACATTTTTATCATCAGTTAAATTAAAATAGTTATAGAATTTACTTTTTGTATCTTGAGTCTGTCTAAAATTACCCCAAAGATTTAATAGACAATTATATCTAAGTTTTTCAACATTTAACTTTGATAATTTTAAAGGAAAAAAATCGTGATAAATATTTTTTTCATACAGAACTTTTTTTTGCATTAGAGTGAATGCCAAGAACTGTTCGTCGAATCCCAATAATATTCATCTTCATTTGATAAATCTCTTCCAATCCAACGAGTATTATCTTCATCCCAACTTAACCCCCAACTATCCCCTGCCAC